AAGCCTAGCAAAAAAGTGGTGTAATGCATGTATGAAGCAAGAAGAACTTTATGGTCGGTCACGTAGACAAACTTCTTTAAAAATACAGACAAACGATTCGGGATTATGGCCGAGTATCAGAGATGCTGTTGAACGTTTTAAGAAGACAGGAAAAGGCAGAATACAAGATCGATGCTTTGAAATTCAAATCAAGGCATTTGGAAATAAATGTAACTTAGACTGTTATATGTGTATGCCTTATGATTCTAGTGTAAGAACAAACACTATATTAGAAGAATCTGCACTCGAAGAACAAGACGTATTTGACAATGTTGCAAAAAGAAATGCAAGAGAATACATTTCGTTAAAAGATCAAGGCATGGAGTCTGTGATTGATCAAATAGTTGCTATTTCTCCATATATCTACAATCTAAAATTAATTGGCGGCGAGCCGTTAGTGATGAAACAATTTTATACGTTACTTGAAAAAGTTGTTGCTAGCGGTCATTCAAAAGGAATGCAAGTAAAGTATCAGACAAATATGTCTATACTAAATTTCGAAAAGTTAAAAATTACAAACTATATTCCAGAATTTGAGAGATTTGAATTTACAGTATCACTAGACGGTGTCGGTGATTATAATGATTACATAAGACGTAGAGCAAACTGGCAAGATATTGAAAACAATATTAGAACTGTAAAACAGTTCCCTAATGTAGTAGTAAACATAAACGGCACTATAAGTTTTTTAAGTATACTAAGATTTTATAAACTTATTGATTGGTTCGACGAAAACAAAGATTTGTTTGATCAAATAAATTGGTTTAATATTCGTAATCCAGAAAGATTACAAGCAAATGTTTTGCCCGAAGAATTAAAAGAAAGGTTGCTTCCTTTGTATAAGAACTTTCCAGACATTCAAAACATTCTTAAGGAAAGTAATAATGGTATTGACTATAAGCATGCAATTAATTACTTACTATTGATGGATAAAAGATACGAAGGAACAAAGTGGGAGATGCATTTGTTTGATGTTTTTCCTGAACTAAAGGATTACTATAATGAAAATTAAACACGGAAGTCAAACAATAGATTTATTTCCAGAAGAAATTCCACAAATTTCACCTATATCAATTTCCGGTGGAGCAGACTCTGCTTCCTTACTTTACTTAGTATCCAAACACTTTCCGCAAATCGAGATAGTTCCGTATACGTGTAGAGATTTAAATGCTCCAAAAGATGCAGAAGCAGCATCGCATATTATAAAGTGGATGCAATTAAACTTTCCTAAAAATAAGATTAAGAAATTACAAGTTTTCGACTTCAATGATAGGACTGAAGACTTTGTAACGAACGAAGAAGTTGATAGATTTATTTCCGAATATCCACAATTTAAAAATATGCGCAGGACACAAGTATCAAAGATTGCACAAGTAGATAATATATCGTGGAATGTTATGAAAGAATATCCCGACTCGATTAGATTAGACGGAATGACTAGAAACCCTCCTACCAAGATAATGAAAAAGTATAACTTTTACGAAAAAGCAGAGAGACGACGAGATAAGGAAATCCCAAAAGTAAAAGAATATCGACCCAACAGTCAAACTCCGCACTTTGGAATTTATCAGCCATATGCAAATGTAGATAAAAAGTTTGTAGCAGGAGTTTATAAAGATAATAATTTAATGAATTCCTTATATACATTGACACGATCCTGTGTAGGAACTGCAAGACAAACAGATAACTTTACAAGAGAATGTAAAACATGCTTTTGGTGTTATGAAAAGGCATGGGCTTTTAATCAAGACTGGTTAAAGGAAGTAATTTATGATTGAAGATTCGTTAGGCAAACGAAAACATGTAGTTCATTATAGCGCAGAAATAATACCATCACAATCCGAAGTTGAAGAAATACTTCGAGTAGGTTACTCGTTAGCAACATCAAAACAAAAAGCATATGCATATAAGTTTCATGTGCTAGGGCCAAACAAAGAACGTAGTCACGAGTTGTGGGAAGTAGCCGAGGGCAGGAAAATTGATGTTGACTACGAAGCATACGGTACTACTACAGAGTCAAAAGAATACAATGCAAATCCAGGCCTCTACCATATTAAAAGTGCTCCGTGGACATTTATTATTACACCAAGGATGGCAAAACCTAATCCGCATTTTAAACACCACTTTGATGTAACCAATAGCAAATGGCAGTTAGAAGATTACGAGTTTGTTAATACAAAAAATAGAGAATCAAATGCTATCGATGTTGGAATGGTTGCTAAAGCAATTACCGGAGCTGCCTTAGACAGAGGTTGGGACATTTCTTACAATATTTGCTTTCATAATGACAGAAAGAAATGGCCTGCATCTTTACCTTTTATAAGCGGTGATTGGGGGTTTAGGCCTGTGTTAATGATGACTCTAGGTAAAGGCAAAGAATATTTTTACGAAAGATTAAAAGAAGACGGATCGATAGCATGGGATCCGAAATTTAATTTAGATCCTCCTTTTGAGGATATATTTGAATTTATAGATAAGGATAAAGAATAAATGAGTATCGAAGAATTGTTTTCTAAAAGAAGACAAATTAGAGCAGCTTGGGATCAAAGTCGAGCACCTAGTAAAGAAATGATCTACGATTTATTAAAAAGAACTCAAAACATTTCTCCTTCTAAGCAAAATCTATATCCGTTTAAGATTCATGCGTTTGGTCCAGATAATATAAAAGAGAAAAAAATTATAGAACAAATTTGTTGTTTATTTCCTACTGGATCTGTTAATAATTATAATCAAAGTGAAGAAGAACACAAAGTATTAGGAACTAATAATAATACACCCGGCTGGGTATTAGTTTTTGAATTAAGAAAGTGTGAAAAGAATACGTTTATAAAAGATTACGAAAAAAAGTTTGAGGAAGGAAAAAGTTCTGTTAGATACACTCAGGTCGATGATGATCGGTTTCGAGAATCGTCTAACAGAACATTAGCATCAATTGAAGTAGGAATGTTTACAAAATGTTTAGCAGGACTTTGTTTAGAAAATGATCTTGCAATTTCTTATATTAAATCATTTCCTGAATGGACATGGGCAGGGAAACGAAAAGAATATAACAAAAATATAAACAAGGTTGGACTAAGTTGGGATAGCTTGCCGCAAATTACCGAAGCGCCTATTCTAGTAGTACAAATTGGATATAAGGCAGACATGATCGATCCATTAGCATCGACTTTGGAGATTAACGGTGTCTTAACTAAAGAAAGCAGAGAACTTTTAGAAGATAAGCCGAACATAGACGAGATTGTACAATTTAAAGACAACGAGGAATAACCATGGAAAACTATAAATATGTTTTAGAATTTTCAGATAAAGAAGTTAAACATCAACTTATACACCAAGCATTAAATTATGCATGGAAATCTACTCCGTCAAAAAATAATTTTATGAATTATTCGGTGCATGTTTTAGGTCCGGATAATACTAATCTTAGACAAGGATTATATAACAAGTGCCTGAAACAACAGATGGATTCAAATGATACACAGTTTGACAGCCTTTCTCAATATGAAGAACACTTAGAAGATATTAGTGCAACACCTAATTTTAGAAATATATTATCGGCACCTTATATATTAATTTATACCCAAAGAATTGAAACTATAACAAACAAATTGCAACAAGCAAATATTGACAGAGGAATGGTGTTCGAACAAATGTTTTCCATTGGGACAAAAAAACATCATTCTGCAAATGCTTTAGCTAGGTTCGAAACAGGTATGTTTTCTGCTAACTTTGCTAGTAAATGTTTGCATCTTGGAATTGACGTGTCTTATATAGGATGTATGCCAGTTGAGTTAGAAAAGTGGCAAGAGCCTGAATGGAATTTTATTGCAGATAAGCCTATAATAATACAACTAGCAGGGTACGGCAAACTTTATAAAAAAGATGTAATTGACCCCGATATTGATTTAAAACCAAACTTCAAAAGAGTTGTTAAATTTGTATAATAGTTCTTGACATCTTATCGTTTATAAAGTATAATATAATATAATTACATGCATTATTGATGCTATAAATACAGATATGCATACAGAGGTAAAACTAAATGGCAATTAAAACACTACAAGATCTAAAAGGTTCTGAATATAGAACAGTAGACTTTTATATGACAAAGTCATGTAATAAGAGCTGTCACTACTGTACAGCGTGGACTTTAGAAATGCGCAACTTAGATGTTAACATGGACTTTCTGCGTACAATACTCGAAGGCCTTGCTCCATATAAAACAAGAATTTGTTTGTTAGGTGGGGAGCCAGGATTAATTAAGAATCTAAGAGAAGTAATTGCAGAAATTAAAAAGTATCCTAATCTAGTTATCCAAGTATTATCAAATTCTCTTGTACGGAAGTTTTACCCTGAAATATTAGAAGATCCTGAAATTATTTATATCGAACACCTAGTATTAGACTTTTACGAAGACAGAATTGAAAAGCTAGGCAATTACGAATTTTTTGATGAAAACATTAATAATAATTATAACTTAATTATCGAAACACCTGGTTACTTTAAGTACAAGGACGAGCACGATCTTTCTTATTTAAAACATAAAAACACAGAGTTTAAAGAATATAACTCACGTTCTCCGGACTTCTTTACTGATCATAAACCAGTACAAGCGCCCGAACTTGATAGACGCATCTGTGCTAAGTTTCCACAAGTTCCAGTATTTGACTTTGAAATACAAAAGATTAGACATTGTAGTCGTAAAGTAATTAATGGTAGTCGGCAATTTGACGTAACAAAAGAAAACATTGAAAAGATGATGAACTATAAATTATTTGAGTTTGAAAGTTACTGTATGGCGTGTATGGATATTATACCAAATCGTCCTAAAGAAAGAAAAGCAGAAATTATTAGAATCCTCGAAGACGAAAAGCAAATTGAAGCGACATAAATTATGAAATTATTTGCAGCCGCAGTAAATATTCACGATCATAATACATACGACGGCGAACTGCACTATATGGCAGAACGCTATACTCGTCGTAAGCATAACCTAAATTCTAAAAACGCCCATGATCCTACGTACAGCCGAGATTTTTTTAACGATCATATATTACCTAGATATAAGAATAGAACGTCTGACGAAGTATTTTGCTTCACTGTGTCAAACTTAGGTCAACAGTTTGTTATAGACATTATTGAAGATAACTTTAGTAGTAAAAAGTTTTTAGACTTTAAACCTAATAAACTGTGGGATTATTTACAAACTGACGATTACTACTATATCGATCATCATCAGAGTCATGCAGCGTATGCATTTTTAAGTTCAGACTTTGAAGAAAGTGATATACTTGCTATCGACGGACGTGGATGGCAATTTAATTGTATATTTGTTGACAAATACGGCAACATTACTGATCTTACTAAGAAACTGTCAATAGGCGGACTTTGGAATCGACTTTCACAAGATATCGGCTTTAGTTACTTAGGTGCAGGAAAGACAATGGGTCTTGCAGGATTTGGTGGTTATAATCCTGACATCCATAAGATGATTGATAGGTATTTAGAGAACGCAAATGACAGACTTCCTGAAGAAGATAAAAAGTTAGTTAAAAGTGTTCCTGCAGAAGATGTAGCATACACACTTCAAATGCTTACTGAAATATTAATCAAAGAACATGTGTTACCTCTTAAAACTTCTGATAATCTGTGCGTAGCTGGTGGTGTTGCATATAACGGTTATGCAAACGAAGAACTTACAAAGCATTACAAAAATGTCCATGTTCCGCCAGCAGCAGGTGATGAAGGACAAGCAATTGGTACATATATGCATGCAGATTACGTACTAAACAATAGTAGACATGTTCCTACTGTATATGCAGGTAAAGAACATGCTATTGATAAAGAGTTGTTTATAGAATTAAACTACAAAAAGTTACCTTTTGATAAACTTGCTACACAAGTTGCAGATGCTATTGCAAACGGATCAATTGTAGGTTGGTATCAAGGCAAATCAGAAAGTGGTAACAGAGCATTAGGCAACCGAAGTATTCTTGCTGATCCGCGCAATCCTAATATAAAAAATATTATCAATAGTAAGATTAAATTACGTGAAGACTTTCGTCCTTTTGCACCAAGTGTGTTAGAAGAACACTATAAAGATTACTTTGACACAAATCAGGCTAGTCCGTATATGAGCCGTATTATGCCTGTAACAAGCGATGCTATCCCAGGAGTAACACACGTAGATGGCACGGCACGTATACAAACTGTTACAAAAGACTTTAATAAAAGGTACTATACACTAATTAAAGAGTTTTACAAACTAACTGGTATTCCTATGTTACTAAACACTAGTTTCAATTGCCAGGAACCTATTGTAGAAACTCCAGAGGATGCTATTGCAACATTTAAAAAATGCGGCCTAGATATTCTTGTAATTGGTGATTATGTAATTAGAAAATAATGCAGAATAATTTATTTGATATACTTTTTGATATTATACATGTAGATAAAAAATTAGATGAAAAACGTCTTAATGTAATCGACTCCTTACTTGGTTTAACTAATGATAATGTAAATTTACAAACTTTATATAATGTTGTAAAAGCATCTAATTCTGGTAAAGAAAAAGAATTATTAGATGCATTACTAGTATTTGAAGGTATAAATGTAACTTTTAAAAGTCAACTATTGTCGTATTTGTATGCAGAAACCGAAAAAGAAAAGTTATCAATGTTGCTAGAGTTGCCGAGCAACTTAGAAATTTTTGTAGAAGGTCTAAAGAATCTTCCTGCTACATTAGAAAGTATCAACATAGTAAGAAGAAAAGTATTAAATCGAGAATTTGGTGCTTTACTGAAATACTTGTTTAAAAGAAAATTTGAAAATTTAGATATATCACTACTTGAAAGTCTATTAGATACTATAAGAAAATATCCAGAGAAAAAACAAGATTTAATAGATTCTTTTAGTCTAAACCAACACGCTGCTAAAACTGCACTACTGAATTCAATAGACGAGTTAGGAATAATTACAAACACTACAAACGTAGCAATTTGGGGATCTTGGTACGGAAGTATTCTTATTCCTATATTATCAAATAAAGTTTCGAGTATTATGTGCGTAGACGCAGATGAAGATCCTATAAGGATTGCAAAAAGTTCTCTTATGAAAAACTTTACAAATATAGACTATCATGTAGCTGACGTATTTAATTCTTATAAAAAAGGGTATGTAGACACAAACTTAATTATTAACACAAGTTGCGAACATATGCCACCTATGAAAGAATGGAAGTGGTTTGGTCATGGTGCTATAGAGGGAGATAAAGAGATTGTGCCTTTTTTTGCTACTCCTAAACTATCAAGCGAATGTTACTTTGCATTTCAATCAAACAACATGTTTGGAATAGAAGGACACATTAATTGTGTTAACAACATAGAAGAGTTTAAAGCTCAATTACCTGAACGTGCTGAAGTTTTGTATGAAGAAGAAGTAGAAGACACAAGAGGCACACGCTATATGTTAGTTGGGAAATTTATTAAAATTTAGATGCATCCAGAATCTGTCTTAAAATTTCTTTTTGTCCTCTACTATTAGGATGATGACCATCAAGAGCAACGCCAGTAGAATATACTTTATCCCAATCAATGCTCGAAAGGGGTACCACATTCCAACTAGGAAAGTTGATATATTTGCCTTTAACTTCAGGAATTTCAAAAGGTACTGTGTCACATAGAACATGATAGCTCACAACTCCTAGTCTTTTTAAATATAGGTATATATGATTAATAGACTCTAAATCTTGTAAAAATATATCATAAGAAAAGTAAAATTGTTTATAAAATTCTTTTGTCCATCTGTGTTCATGCTTATTTGCGTTATTGTATAAAGGATTTTCAGCATTACTACTGATTAGTCTTCTAATATACATATCTTCATCAAACTCACTGACAAACTTATACGCTTCCCATCCTAAATCATCTCTAGGAGATATGTCAATTATACAGGATCTAGTAAAGTGAGTCCATAGAATAATAACAACGTCTCCTCTTCTAAAGTTTGTCCTTCTTATGTTTTCGGCTATAAACTTATTAGAGTGACCAGGCACTGACAGATTTCTAACAGTTATATTTCTCTTTTTAGATAGTAAATTGGGCCAGGAATATTCACTAGGTAATGGGTTTCTTTTTTTGCCGTTATTTACACAATCTGATAATCCTTCGCCGTATGTATAACTACAACCGAATGTTGTTAATCTTTTGTTAGCCACTATAATAATCCCTTAACCAATCGAAGTCATTTATTAACTGGATATTATTGCTATTAGAAAGGCCAAACTCACGACCAGCCCTAGCACCTCGTATCGCATACTCACTAAATCTTCCATTAGCAACATTAGTCCATGTTTCCAATCTTTCATTAGTTTCTTCCTCGTTTTGTCTGTCTATTGTTTTGCTTGCCAACTTAGCACATTCTCTAAAAGCACTACGCCACGTACTAAATTCATCTACATTAAATGATGTAATGTTAGATATTTCCGGTACTACTACTAAACTTTGACTTATACTTGTAGTCATATCTGTTTTGCTTGTATCCATATTCTTTGTTAATTTAGTAGGTAATAGCTTAACTCCGCCATATCCGTATTTTAAATTATTTATCGGATTTCGAGAATGCCAAACAAAGACATGATCTAACTGACTATCATCTACTTTATGATCAAAGTTAAAGGTAGGTTCAATGACTGCATCTGCATCTACTACCCAAAACATTTTTGTAAAAGATTTTTTTGCTGCTGCAATATGCGCCTGGTGTATTCCTTTTACTCCAGACACACGTTTAGCTCTTGGAAATCGTTTTTTTAAAGATTTCCAATTATTGTCTGCATTCTTTTCATTATATGAAATAAAGATTATATCGTACATAACACTATTATACTACTTATTTAAACGTATGTCAAGAGCTAGTAATATTGATTAAGTGCGTATATAAATATCTATATGAGTAAAGTAATCCAATGGTATGTATCGAGGCAGGAACTTAGCCCGTTTAATGAAGATTTATCAAATTATTTTCCGTGGAATAGTCTTAAAACTAAGTCAGTACAAGAAATATTTCGAGAAATGGATTCGAATACTTCAGAATCTCATATGGGTCGCTTTAGCTTTAGAGCCGACTTTGTTTATCATAGTTGGAAAGACTACAAAAAAGAAACCCAAATAAAATATATAGACACTGATTACAAAACTTATGATCACAAAGATATTAATATATTTCCTATTAGATTCTTAACTAATGAAGACCAAGTGTTTATGGATCCTAATTTGTGTCCGTTTAGTCATTTACCAAAAAACGTACTTAATTGGCTCAGAACTCACGAAGACTGTGCTATTGTTTTTCATGATTCAAACGAAGCAAAGGCAATTACATCAAGAGAATTTGTAACTATCCCAGGATTAATAACAAAACGTAAACAATATGATCTAGGAAACAAATTTGTATATCTCGACAGTAGAGTAAGTCCTGATCCTATTATAGAAAAGTCGTACTATCCTATTCCCGATTGGCTTGTTTTTCTAAGCTGTAATCATTGGCTACAATTTGTAGGTCATACTGTTCCGCGCTCTACTGTTGACGAAGTATTAAGATTATCAAATAGGCAACCTCTTTTTAAACAGGGAAGATTTCTTTTTTATAGCGGTAGATTGCGCCCTGCTAGATATTTAATTATGCACCATCTTTTAAAAGATATTAAAAGAGAACATTTATGGTTAAGTGCAAGTAAATCAAATGTACCTATAGAGAATATTAAAAATGCACTCAATTTCTCAACTCGGTGCCAAATTGAGAACAATAAAAAACCACATTACACTATTACTGATAGAAAAAGAATAGAAGAATTAGCCCAGCAAACTCCTATAAATACGTTTCCGAAAGAATTGCACGAAGAAAATATAAACTATCATCAATTAAAATGGTTTTGGTTGCCTAATCCTACACACTATAGTAGAGCATTTATTGACATTAGTTGTGAAACGTACAACGAACGACACGGCTTATATGACAATGATCTCTTTATTACAGAAAAAATTTGTAAACCAATACTTGCAAAAAGGCCATTTATATGTAGTTCCAATCCAGGACTATATAGAGAATTAAAAAGATTAGGATTTATAACTTTTAACAAGTGGTGGGACGAAAGTTTTGCAGAAGAATGCAATATTAAGCAACATATACAAAAACTAATTAGAGTAATTACAAAGTTAGATAAACTAACAGATAGAGAATGTAGAGAAATGTGGGAGGATATGCAAAATGTATTGCAACATAATCAAGATCTGTTGCTTTATTATACGTATAATTCGCCTAGATTCTGGATAACCGAAATTAAAAAAGCAAAATATAAACGATTAATTTAAAAAGCCGCTTATTTGTAATGTATACTTTGGTTTCATTCCTGCATTAGAACTTAGATGCAAATGCTTACTATCCCACATCCATCCTTCGCCTTGCTGCCAGTGTGTACTGTTGTGCCATTCTTTATCTGTATCTTGGTACTGTAGGAAATGTCCCACTTTCCAATCTTCAAGGTACATATTTGCTCTTACCTTTAGTCTTTTATCATTAGGATAACGTTTATTGATTTGAAAGAAAGTGTCTCTGTGTATCGGAATAGTATTTCCTGGCGGCTGTAGTATTGAACTAATCGTAACAACTTGCATATCAAGTTGCCATCCAATTTTTTCAAAGTCTACTTGAGCTTCATTCCACCATAACTGCCTTATTTTTGTATTTTCACTTTCATAACTATCAGGAAAGCCACCGTATTCTTCATGTACATCTGTAAGCTCATGCACTTGATGCGCGATACAACTACCTTCATGCACACTGTAGTCTGCTGTTAAGAATAAATCAAAGTCGTAATCAAGATTAATCGGTTTCAGCATAGTTACTCCAAATATATTTTAGTTCAGGAAATGTTGCAGGGGTGTTTTGATTGCGTATAGTATCTAATTGTTTCGTCTGTTTGCACATTTCGTATAGGTGTGATTCGTCTAGTTGAGTGTCCATCATATAGTTTATAGCATTATTTATTGTGTTTCTTACGCTATATAAATTTTCATTAAAGTTTTCTGAAAGCCACAGTAAGTGATCATCGAACTTTTGCTTTGCTTCTTGTTTCAGATGCTTAGGTAATGCTTGAATATTATAAAAGTCTGGTGTGTGGAGAATGTTTAAAAACATGTCGTTTGGGCCTAGCCAACCCTTTTTAATCCATTCTTTATGTAACTTTGTAATAGAAAGCACATTTAGTATTTGTATAGTAGGAGCAATATTAAAACGAACATCGGGTGTTTCTTTTTTTACTCTTGCTACATTTCGTTCTATTGTTTTCCAGTTAGTGTCATGTCTAAGTATTTCAGCACGATTGCCAAAAGTATCTACACTAATACTGCAAAAAACATTAGTAAACTTTTTCCATAATTCTACAATGTCTTTATCTTTATATGCAAGTTGTAAAAAGTTAGTGTTATATCTTAAGAAAGTATTATATAATTTTAATTCATCTAGTCTTTTTAAAATACGATAGTGATCTTCCATTATCATAGGTTCGCCGCCTGCAAAGTATAGTTCTTGCACGTAAGGCAAGTATTCGTCTAATCTAGAAAGCAATATATTACTATCGTCTACTGCTTTAATAATAGCTTTATTACCAGGACCTAGATATCTATGATTATCATAATCTTCCGAAAGCCTTTTTGCATCAGCATACCATTTACTGCTGCTAAAGTGTCCGCACATTCTGCAACGCATATTACATATGTTACTAAATCTAATATCCCAGTAAGTAGGCTTGCTATTTAGACTTGCGCCGTCGAGCTGTGTAGTTTCTAATAAAGGTATTACACTTTCGTGATATTTAGTAATACTTGCTTTACGTAAACTCCAATTATTGCCTGTTTTTTCTTTTTCGTAACATCCATTACAGGTTAGCAAGGGTTCGTCGTTTAATAGTTTTAGTCTTGCTTCTTTCATCGAAGCACCGTTCCAAATTTCATCTAAACTTTGATCTTTTAGATTACCTAAACTAGAACCAAAAGGAGCCATACAGCAAGGTGTTACATCTCCTAGAGTGTTGACGTGTAGGTGATTCCACAACAACGGACAATAGTGCTTAGTTTCCTTAAATATTTCATCTGGAGATTTATTAAAGTCCATTAGCTTTTTTCCAGATAGGTTTAAGATTGCCTAGTTTTACTTTAGGACTTTTAAATGCACTATCTTTTAATACTTTTAACAGATCTTCGTGTTTAGGGTGAGAATCTTTCCATATACATTTACTCTCATATACATCTTTTGGCCAGGTTCCCCAGTCAGTTACTATACTAAAGTTTATACTTCCGGCATTTGGAAACTGTTTTTCTATAAGTCTTATGTATTTACGCATCTCAGTAAAGTTGTCAACCTGAACTACAAAATCATATGCAATATCTAAGTTAGGATAATCATTAACCTTTTTGTCTAGGAATTTACAGTTTTCTAACAATAACTCCCAGTCGCCGCCTAGTCTCGTCTTATTTTCGTATGTAAGTTTAGATCCTGCATCAAAACTAATTGCAATACGTCTTAGATTATTATGTAATTTAGAAATACGTTCCCAGTTCTTCGGCGTAAACATAATTCCATTAGTTTGTAAATTTACTTCTAAATTCGGAAATAAAGACCCGTCTATCTTTTGCAACATTTCTCTATATATTTTACTAGCAAAAGGGTCTCCGCTGCCTGTTACATGTATACTAAAAAATCTGTTAGTTGGTACATTAAATAACATATTATATAATTTGTCATTTACTAGCTTTCTTCTTTCATACAACGGTCCTTGCGTGAAAAGAATTTTATCAACTCTACAACTGGGACACTTCAAATTACAACTTTCGTCATTTGAAAAATTGATATTTACAGGAAGATCTGCTCTAGTACTAGTCGGAGGGTTTTCAGCATCTTTTAAATTAGGTAAATTATCACCAGCTATTAAAGGACAAAACTCTTGTTGACAGTAATTCCATTCTCCGGTAAATATTTGATTACGAAGTTCTTGTGCCTTTTCGCCATTCCAAATTTCTTCTAGTGTATTTTCAAGAACGTTACCGATTGAATAAGGAAGCCAACTCGGACAACATAGCCATGCCTTTCCGTGCATATCTACTTCTAGCCAAGTGTGAAGTTTGGTACAAAATTTACCTGATAAATCTTTTTTAACAATATCCATGCCCTTTGTTTCTTTAATCCAAACAGGACCAAATATAGGATCTATTAGTTGCCCATCTGAATTTTTAGTATAAGGTCTTGAACTTTCGCTCATCTGTTTGCACCATCTTCTATGTCGATAAGTTTTGTTAAATCTCTAGTCGGATTTTGGTATACTGTTTTAAAGAATTTACTTTGTTGTGCATTTAATGGCTGTTCTGCAATAGGTATATCTAATTTATTAATTAACTTAATGCCATATTCTTCTATTTCAAGATCAGTATCTTCAATTGATTCGAAAGAAGCCTTCCATAAATCGTTTAGATATTCAAAATCACGTACTTGAACATAGTCCCAGTCTGTACACATTGTCATATACAGTCCTGCTCGTGTTCCAAGAATAGCCCAGTCGCCGTGTTCTGCATCTTTGCCTACCATCGTCCAAATATATAACATATGTAAACAACGCCAGTGTACTTTTTCTAAAAACTGTTCTTTAGGTATTCTATTTCCGCGATCAAGTGCTAGTTTTACACCTTCACGAAATCCTGCCCTCCATGCTTGCTGTGCAGTAGCATTATTATAAACATCACTAAAACAACTATTCTGTTGTATATATTGTGCGTCCCAACAAAAGTCTACCTGTGCAGATTTATTATTAGGATCTGCGTTTTCATGTGTACGCATACGCAATACATACTCTTTAGGCCAACACTTTATTCCACCGTTACCGTATATAAGTTTATTAATTACATTTTGTCCGCACCAACTAATAACACTATTTGCTAAAACAGTATTTTCATCGATACTTATTTCTTGATCAAGAAATCCGTCTCTAATTCTATTATCGCCGTCAACTGTAATAAATCTATCAGTCTCACTCAATTCGGCGCAGGCTTTATGTGCAGCATCACTGCCTTTGACTCCGTGTATACGTTTTGCCCAGGGTACTTTTGCACATAAGTCTGCGTAATTTTTTTCTGCATTAGGCTCATCATAACTAAGATAGATAATATCGTAGTCGATTGGGCGAAATACTTTAGTCATAGGCTACCTCAAAAGAATATGTACTAAACACTGGGTTTGTATATATACTTAATCCATTTCTTATTTGTTCATCTAAAAGCTGATGTTCTATTTTACTTTCGTTTAATGCTTCGGCATCGACACTGAATGTAGAATACATTACATAAGGATTGCTACGTTCAGTAATAATAAAATGAAGTTGTGTTTTGTCGCTTTTTAAATGTTCTTTCAAATTCTCATTAACTTCAAATTTTACAAATCTTCTATCTACAAAAAGAGATAAATCGCCTTTTACACAAGGCAATACTTCAGTCAACGAAATATTAGAAAACTTTTCTTCAGACTTTCTTTGTATACTATAAGACTTCGACCCGTAATCAAAGTAAACATAAAAGTCTTCAGTTCTAACTTGACCTGCAAGAATAGGTTCTACCTTTTCAGAAGATATTTCAAAGGAAGGATATTTGCTGTCTTGTTCCTCTCTGGGAGATATTTTATGTATTTTCTTAGTGCTATCATCGTAATAAATGTAATGATGTTTACTTTCTACATTATCAACTTTTAATCTTGATAATAGGTCTTTAAGATCACTCATTTTTAAATTCCTTATATCTATCTATAGCAAAAACATTATATAAGAAATCCTTTTCTGTATAATGAAATATGCCAGTTTGCCTAACATTACCAATATATAAATCTAAGTCTTTAGTTAAATAAGAAGAAACAGAACTTTGCCACGAATTTCGAGGCTTTTTCCAATTTTGCACATAAGGCTTCATATGAACAAATTTCGAAACTGAAGATCTAGTATTAGTAACTTCGTCTTCAATATCTAAAAGTTTAATTGTAATTGCAATAGCAACATCCATACTTAAAAAGTCTTGCTCAGTCTTAGGACACAAGTATCTTTGAAATTTATTAAAGTTTTTAACTACTAGTTCTAAATATTCAAAAAACTTGTGTGCATAATCAGACTTTTTAAAGTAGTACAATGCACAATAGATGTTTGGTAAATTATTTTCTTCAAAAAATTCTCTATAATATTTAGATCTTACTATTTCGCCTCTGTAAGTTACAGGATTAGTTGTAAAAAATAAATCGTAATTGCTATAGAATTTCCACAGATGTTCTATGTTTGATGTTACTAGCATATCAGTGTCCATAACAATCGTTTCGTTGTATGGTGTTTGATGATATACTTTCCACCTGTTTTCTACTTTCCAGTTACTTTCACTAGCCATATCACCCCATTCGATCGGAATAACTTTGTCAAAGTAACTACGGTACTCTTCTGGTACTTTATCGTTTGTAATAATAGAAACAGGTATATTGTTATATTGTTTTACGCTCATTGCAAGAGCAGTAGCTTGTTCGACATAGTCATAGACTGTGTTGTTTTGAGCAATTAAAGTTATACCCCTATCCAATTTCTCTCTCCAAACTTGCTTTGTTAAGTATATGTATGTTCATCTTTTCTGTTGAACATATTGTATATTCTCCTAAATGATCTTTTTTACCAAGTAAAAATACCATTTTTTCATTATCTATTTTTTCAAGAAAGTCTTGATCTTTAATATAATACATCTTGCTTGGTAGTTCTGCAACAAAGTTTCCGTTGTTCATGCCACTTAATGTATGTACAGCAATACTAAAGGCAAAGTCATTTCTAAAGTTAGGACTATTAATTTGATATAGGTTGTTATAATAGTACCAATTTTCTCTTATATGAGATACTAAATCAAATAATAATTTAGCTTTTTCAGTTTTTTTAAAGTAAATTACAGTTGCCCAATAAAAATCAATACTTAAATCATTACATCTTTTAAATTCTTGTATTTCTTCACTACCTAAGTACTTTGAGTTTTTATACATCATAACATCGTTGACACTTCCAAAACACTTGTGCAGCATATTGTTAGAAAAAATATAATCGGTATCTAACAATATTGTTTCATCGTATGGTGACAACTCATATGCTCTGTCTCTACCTGCATTTTTCCATTGTACAGTTCTATGAGACAAAGCACCGTCAAAAACAATACGAGAGTTAGGTACAGATTTAATCTGATTTCTACTATCAATTACATAATCAAATACGCTTGCATCGTATTGTTCTTCAAAATGAACTTTACTATCTGTAATAAGAGACACTGATGCATCATTGCAATACTGTTTAATACGTTTTGCACAAAAGATTGCTTGTTTGAAATAGTTGCTTGCAGAATTATTGTTTGCAATTAATAGATACCCTTTACTCATAATCTACTAATTTCTCTACAGAACGTTTTGTTTTTAATCCTCTTACCTTTTCATAATATTCATTACTTGATTGAAAATAAAGATCTAGAATATTATCGTAGAATTCTTGTAAATTTTCTATTTGAAATGGATTATCATTGTCGTCAATTATTACTGCCGAATCTTGTTTTTCTAGTAGCAAATTAATAAAACTCAATAAAGATTTATTAACTGTAAATTGACCTCCATTTGAATAATAAATCAAACTGTCGAAGTAAGATTCTTTTAGTATACTCTTTTGATCTTCAAATGTACGTGTAAAATTTGCAAATTGAAGTGCTTTAGCTAGTTTCTCATCCATATGTCATACTCCTAATAGTATGTTTATTATATACGAAATATACTATGCTGTCAACTATAAATTTGAAACTAATGTCGACATTGGAAGATCTGCATCTGGAAAGAATACAGTAATGTGGTCTACGCCATTGATACTAACTGACCCAGTAGGCTGTAGCAATTCAACAGTACTAGTAAAGTCACCTAAAACCGGTTCGTCAATGCCCCATCTTGTGTCGTTTGGACGATTATCATTAAATTCTACTTTGAAACGTATTGTTTCATTAGTTAAATTAAATGCAAGTATTCTATAATCGTTGCGAACATATGATGCGCCGCCAGCTTTAGAATAGCAAAGTTTATAAGAATTGCTTAGATCAACGCTTCCAATATTTGTTCCAGAACCTTCATTATTGTTATTGATTGTATCTGCACCTCGAAAACTAGTAACACCCATATCACGCATTTCGTTTTGCCAATCAACTGTTTTTGCTTGAGATCCGGTATATGCAACTGATGCACTAAATCTTACCTGTCCGCCCGAATTAAAAAAGTGTCTACGTTTTTGAGCCGAATCAAAAGTAACATCAAATATGTGACTAATAGTGCCGTTCCAGTTACCGCTTGTCGAGTTATACCTTATACTCTGAGTAATGCCGCCGACGCCGTTATCTAAATTTACAATTTGTGCTTGACCCGAAACATCTATCGAAAATCGGTCACGTTCGAGATCAGTCGCTAAAGACTCTAGGCTTTGAATATACGCCAATTCAATCTTATCTGTAGATGTACCATTAGTTTCATAATCGCCGACGACAAAAGGATCAATACTAACTGCTGTTATTCCTACTTGGTGTGCGCGGCACCTAATAATATCAATATATAAATCTTCATATTGTTGCGCAGTAACTAAGTTAGTTGCTAATAAATTTGTATCATAATCACCAACGACAGCTGATGTATTAAATGATTCTCCATAACCATAATCAGGTGTTGAAGAGGCCGAGTCGCCGAGTACTTTGTTCACTAATGTTCGTAAACTATTATATCGTTGTGCTGTAATAGGTATAGTTGTAGCCATAGTTTATCTCTTTGTCTCCAAGATATTTATATCCTTATAATAGCACAAACTTTAAATATGGTCAAGTAATTTATGCAAGTGTGTTATTATTATAGTAACTCGGAGCATCGACACTAACATATTGACCCACAGCTCTATAATGTTGTAGTATGCTTTCTAGTCTACCGTCTACATTGTTATCAATTCTAGGATCTGTTACAACGTCATTAAACTCAATACGGAAAATAATTCTAGTAGGAATATCTGATCTTGCTTTAATAGTATAAAGGTTACCTGCATAAATACCGCTATAAGTACCAGACCCTACTTTTTGATATATTACTTGATTCGATCCATTAAGATCATAATTGCCAATTGAAGATCCTGAGCCGTCACCTGTTGATATTGTAGAATCGTAGTTAAATACAACAGTTCCAATTTCAGAACATAATGCAGCCCAATCTAATCCTTTAGGCGTACTTGCAAGAGTGTTTTGTGCATTAAATCTAAGTTGTCCGCCAGTATTGAAAAAATGTCTTCTAGCATCTTCACTATCAAAAGTCACATAAACTTCATGATAAATTAAACCGTTCCAGTTTGTAGTTCTTACACTTGAAATAGAATCTTCTAATGCAGCTTGGCTAGTGTGAACTAAAAACTTATCTGTTTCAATGTCAGTCATTAGATCTTCAAAATCAGCAATACCCTTTTTCGTACCGTCAGGGTCAGCAGTAGTCTGTCCGTCATCATTAACAAAAAAACTTTCACCTTCAGCAACAATGTTCAAGTTTTGAATCATTTGAGCGATAGCAATATCGTTCGGACCTTTTTGATGCACTCTTGCATTAAGCATGTCAGTATAAATATTGTTAATATCATCAGCTAACACTACAGAGTCACCATCTGCAATAACATTTCCACTTGCAATAGTTTGTCCGTAACCGTTTGTTCCGGCGCCGTTACCGAGTATTAATTCAATACGTGATTGTAAATTGTTAAATCGAGCTGAATCGATGATAGCCATTTCGTTTCCTTATAACTGCGTATATTATAGTATATTTATACTTTTAATACACACTCTACTAACTTCAGGCCCTCGTCGTTATTTGTTTCTAGTGCAATTCCAACTAAACTTCCGCCATCAATTGTTGTACTTGCAGCACCTTCGTCATCAACATACACTTCTTCGCCCTTATTAACAGGACCAATTACTTTAACAGGTAAGCGTCCTTTTAGACCGATATATTGCCCTTCAGCATCACTATTCATCATTACTGCTGGATCAGTCGAAACAACACCAATTGCTATGCAACCTCTACGTACAGGTTCTACTTCATACTCTGTACTTGCACTAACACACACAACTGTGCCAGGTGCTAGTTCTTTTGCTGTTGAATATTTTTCTGCTAAGTCAGCATATCTTGCTTGTGTAGCAGTACCTTGGAATAAGTTTGCTGCAAGATTGCCTGTAGCATCACGAACTGCAACACTATTATTAGACGAACTTACGCTTGCAGTTCTAAAGTCTGTACCTACACGCATTGCAGTCGCTTTTGATGCTTCGCCGATAAAGTTATATGCGTAAATATCTTTCCATGCTAAACTAGAAGTACCAATGTCATATGTATTATCTTGCCCCGGAATAAGCCCTGTTGCATTAAATGTAGCAACATGTGTTAGTGATCCGCTGCCATTTGTTAACTTTACCTTAATAATACTATTTGTACCAGTAACATTTTGTATCACACCCTCGTCGCCATTTTCGACAATTAATTGGAAGTCTTGTGATTCGCCAACTAAAACGCCAGTGTCAGGAAATTCCACTGATTCTGAAAAAGTAGTATTTGAACCACTACTTACTGTAACAAAACTAGAAGCAGGAAGTCCGCCTAGCTTCTCAGCGTTAGATGCTGTTCCCCAATAGTAAAAGTCCTGACCCGATACTTGACCCGAGTTAGTAACACCTGCGTCAGCTGCCTTTGTCCACTTTAGTGTAAGTCCTTTTTTGATTCTATCGAAGCCTTCTAGGGGTGTGCTTGCATTCAAATCAAATTCTTCTGCACTAATGACATATACTATTGTATCTTCAATTGTTGCAGCAATAACAACTTTTGCTGTACCGGAAATATCTTGGACTTCACGGCTTTGCATTTGCGTAACGCCTTCGCCAGCAGTCTGTGGGCCAATTAACACAAATCCGCTCGATCCTTGTGCAAAAAGTTGCTCATTTTGACTATCCCACCAAAAGTCACCTTCTACAAGACCTGCAGGTGCAGTTGATGCCACTTCTGATCCGCCAACGGTCCTCCATTGAGTCTCGTCATAAAATTTCATTTTTCCAGTGCCGCTATCAAACCAAATTTGGCCGCTAATAGGTCTTCCTGGTTCATTAGCACCGCTAAAGTTTTCTAGTAAGAACAAAAAGTTTTCGTTCTGTATTTCACCGTAACCTGCATAGTTTTTTCCGATGAATTTAAGATCAGTTGTTTGATCTATTGTTCCATCTTCAACACTTGCTAGTAGTGTATTATTATATCTATCAATTTGATATGCCATTTATGTAACCCCTAGTGTTATAGTATTATTTATCATTATTATGTGTATGCGTTAGTAGACAGATGATTCCACGAAGCGCCAGTTGATTCAAACGTCATTGTATATCTTAAAGGTAATAGTGTAACATCACCTTGAATATCATCAAATGTAAAGTCTTGTACAACTGATTCATTTTGTGGCCCATTTGAGTCAACCGCAATTCTAGTATAATTAATTGCATCGTTAATATCACTTGATGCAAGTGTAGCACTTGCTCCAGCATAGGATGTTGTATGAATCTTAGCAATTTTTCCAAGATTTTCTGGCGCTGCTGGATATAAACTGTTTAGAACATTGCTAACATCGGTTGTTGGACCTTCACCTACGCCTACAACGTTAGGAGTATTAAATCCTGTAATATCTAACGAAAAGACTATTGTTTCGGTAGCAATTTGATTGTCTACATAATACTTTGTTGATGCATCTTGATTTTCTTCAGGATCTGCTAATCCTGTAATTTTTTGACTATCTTGAATAGCTATTGCGCCGCCTGCTGTAATATCTATTCCTGTCGATGAATTAAAAGTTAATGCACTTAAAGCAGTTGGATTATTTGTAATCACACTACCATCAATATTAATATCATCAATGTTAATATACAACAGTGTGCCAATTTCATCTAAGTCTAATGCTTTTGTGATATTAGTTAAACTTGTATCTGTAAGTTTAATTTGTCCACCAATTTTATAAGTTTTTGTATCATCACTAAGATCAAAGTTAACATTTGAAGTCCACGAATCTGTTGTAGTTTTCCAAATTAATAATTTTGAACCAACGTCATTAGTCTCGAGTGTTAATCCTGCACTGTCTGCATCTATTGCATCCAACACGCTGCCGTCACTCATTTTAGCAATTTCAATATTTTTATCTTCGACTCTAAGAGTTGCAACGTCAATACTAGTAGTTTCGCCCTCAACAAGTAAGTTTCCTGTTACTCTTAAATCGCCTTCAACATCAAGTGTATATTCAGGAAGTCGTTCCGTTGTAAATATACCTACTCGTCCTTCACTTGCATCAATATACAATGCATCAACTGTAACACTTCCGTAACTAGACGAACTAACACGCAAACTAATATCGTCATCATTAAGCTGGTTTTCGATGTAAAAACGTGGTCCTACAATTTTTTGTACGTTTGCTTGTGATGCACCAATTGTTAAACCACCATTGTTAAGAATCTTTAAAGTGCCAACTGTTTCTCCGTTTGCGTTTGATGGTAAGAACGAGTCAGCTGTACGAACAACCCCTGCTCCAGTAACAAGGGCGTTTGCTGATTCTGCAATCCCCCTGTATTTAAAATTATCTTTATCAATAACATTAATACCTGTAAAGATTCTACCGTCTGGATTTTCATCAGTTACTAATCCTAATATACGCTGACTATAAATAGGCGTAAAGTCTAGATAACTTATTACAGCTAATAGGTTTCCTGCTGCATAAAGATTTACGATAGTTCTCGATCTACTCTGTTCATCAAGTAAACTTGACATTTCAAATCCACTTTTTCCTTGAGCAGATGTATATTGAGGTCCAATTAAAAATAAATCGTCGCCGTCAAATGCATATACTTGATTTTTAAGATTATCAATCCATAAATCTCCTGCTACCATAGAAGGAACTGTGTTTTGTACAAATGGACCGCCAGACGCTTTCCAAACTGTTCCATCGTATACTTTTAAACGCTGATCTGAATTATCCCACCAAGTTTGTCCAGTTAATGGATTACTTGGAGCAGCAGTATTACTAAAATTTTCTAATAATTTAATAAAGTTTTCGTTAAAATACT